CGTTAACTTATTTGAAAACAATCCGGAAGATCTGCCGAAAAACAAAGAAGAGCTTAACTTGCACATGCAACTGTCTTATAAGCAAGAAGTGGAACTTGCTGAGGAGCAAGCTATAAACACTTTACTAGAAGGTAATAAATACGACTTAACTAAGAAAAGATGCACTTATGACTTAGCTACTATAGGTATTGCTGCAGTTAAGAACGGATTTAGTAAAGCGGAAGGAGCTACAGTTGAATACGTAGACCCTGTTAATTTAGTTTGGTCATATACAGAATCGCCTTACTTTGACGATATATATTATGTTGGGGAAGTTAAGAGCGTACATATAAATGAATTAAAGAAAGAATTTCCTTGGCTTACTAATGATGACTTAAAAGAAATATCAAATCAATCTTACCAAAACAATGGATTCTATGATAGAACTTTGACTAATTATGATGAGGATGATTCTAATACTATTCAAATACTGTATTATAATTATAAGACTTATGCTAACGAAGTTTACAAAGTAAAAGAATCCGCTACGGGTGCTGCAAAACTTATACCAAAAGACGATCAGTTTAATCCGCCAGAGGAATTGTATGTTGAATATGGTATACAAAAATTGTCTAGATCACTAGAGGTATTATATGAAGGAGTAAAAGTTTTAGGTGGTAAAACATTAAAGTGGGAAATAGCTACTAATATGATACGCCCTAAGAGTGATTATACTAAAGTTAAAATGAACTATAGTATTGTTGCTCCTAGAATGTACAAGGGACGTATAGAAAGTATTGTTTCTCGTATAACAGGTTTTGCTGATATGATTCAGCTTACTCATTTAAAACTACAACAGGTATTATCTAGAATGGTACCAGATGGTGTTTATCTAGATGCCGATGGCCTAGCCGAAGTAGATTTAGGCAATGGAACAAATTACAACCCGCAAGAAGCATTAAATATGTTTTTCCAAACAGGTTCTGTAATAGGTAGATCATTTACACAAGAAGGAGATATGAATCCTGGTAAAGTGCCTATTCAAGAATTACAGTCTGGATCTGGTGGAGCTAAATTACAATCTTTAATATCTACATATAATTATTATATGCAAATGATTAGAGATGTAACAGGGCTAAATGAGGCTAGAGACGGTAGTACTCCAGACGCTAGAGCTTTAGTGGGAGTGCAGAAATTAGCGGCAGCTAATTCTAATACAGCCACAAGACATATATTGGATGCTACTTTATTTTTAGCAAAAGATTTATGCGAAAATCTATCATTGCGAATATCTGATATACTTGAATACTCGCCTACTAAAGAAGCTTTTATACATAAGATAGGTAATCAAAATGTAGCTGTACTAGAAGAAATGAGTGATTTATATTTATACGATTTTGGTATATTTATAGAGTTGCAGCCAGACGAAGAACAAAAAGCTGTATTAGAAAACAATATACAAACAGCTTTGCAAGCAGGACTTATAGATCTTACAGACGCTATAGATATAAGAGAAATAAAAAACATAAACTTAGCTAACCAACTTTTAAAAATAAGGAGAGTTGAGAAGCAAGAAAGAGATCAGCAAATGCAACAGCAAAACATTCAGGCGCAATCTCAGGCTAACGCTCAAGCTCAACAAGTTGCTGCTCAAGCTGAGGTGCAAAAACAGCAAGCATTAACTCAACAAAAAATGGAATTAGCCCAAATGCAAGCTCAAATTGATTCTCAGAAAATGCAGGCCGAGGTGGTCGCTAAAAAGGAGTTAATGAATCTTGAGTTTCAAATGAACATGCAGCTAAAAGGAATGGAAGTACAAGGCAAAAAATCCGAGCTAGCAGAAAGAGAAGATAGAAAAGACGAAAGAACCAAAATACAAGCGACACAACAAAGTGAGCTAATAGATCAAAGGCAAAACGATTCAATGCCCAAAAACTTTGAATCATCCGGCAATGATGTGCTTAACGGCAATTTTAACTTAGGATCTGGTGATCCTAGGTAATAATAGTAGTAATAATTATATAATATTTTATCATGGAAGAAGAAGTAAAAACCGAGGTAGAGAAGACGGAAGAAACTCAACCTCAAGAAGCTGCCCCTATTACACAGGAGGACAGTGGATTAATCAAAGTAGACTTAGGTCAATTAAACAAAGCAGAAGCAAATGCCATTCCAGAACAAGAAACAGATGCAAGCGATGTTCCTGTCAGAGAACCCGAAGACGCGAAGAGTAGCGAAGAAGTGGTTCAAGAAGTACGGGAGTCCGTTCAAAATGAAGAACAACCTGTTCTACAAGAAATAACGGAAGAAGAGGTACAGACCCAAGTAGATGCAGTAAAAGAACAAGTAGAAGAGGCTATTGAAAATCAACAGCCTGGAGTGGATTTGCCTGAAAATATTCAAAAGGTTGTAGACTTTATGAATGATACAGGCGGCAGTTTAAAAGACTATGTTAATCTAAACACTGATTATTCGTCTCTTAATGAGGAGCAGCTACTAAAAGAGTATTACGAAAATACTAAACCTCATTTAGATTCAGAAGAAATTGGATTTATCATGGAAGATAAATTTAGTTTTGACGAAGACATAGACGAGGACAGAGATATTCGTAGAAAAAAGCTTGCTAGAAAAGAGGAGTTAGCTAAAGCTAAAAACCACTTAGAAGGATTAAAAAGTAAATACTACGATGAAATAAAAGCTGGGTCACGGTTAAACCCAGAACAAAAAAAGGCGGTTGAATTTTTCAATCGTTATAACCAAGATAGCGAGAAGTTGACAGCAGATAGAGAAAAACAAACTTCTATATTTAATGAAAAAACTGAAAAACTATTTTCTAATGAATTCAAAGGTTTTGATTTCGAAGTTGGAGATAAAAAATTCAGGTATAAAGTTAATGACGTAGAAGGAGTGAAATCTAAGCAAGGAGACATTTCAAATTTTGTTAAGAAGTTCTTAAACGATAAAAATGAAATGGCAGACGCAAAAGGTTACCACAAATCTTTATTTACAGCAATGAATCCCGATGCAATTGCAAACCATTTTTACCAGCAAGGTAAAGCTGATGCAATGAAAACGAGTATGGAAAAAGCTAAAAACATTGACATGAATCCGAGAGGGACTCATGAAGATGTTAAACCACCTAATGGGTGGACAGTCAGATCTATACCAGGGAATAATGAGTCAACTACGAAGCTTAGAATTAAAAAGAGAAAATAATAATTACTAAACTTTACAAATAATGGCAAATGGATCATTTACTGGGAGCGCAGCGGCTTTAGCGCACTTAACTCCTAGACCAACACAAACGTTGTTTAACGACAACTACCTGGCCCTAGCGGACATGGATTTTACACAACAATTCTTACCAGAAGTATACGAAAAAGAAGTAGAGCGTTACGGAAACCGTACAATCTCTGGATTCTTACGTATGGTAGGAGCTGAAATGCCTATGGCATCTGACCAAGTAGTATGGTCTGAGCAAGGGCGTTTACACATTGCTTATGATGACGTTACTGTTACCAATGCAACAACAATTACAATTCCAGCTGGAGCTGGAGCTACTAACAAAAACCTAATCGGACCTGGAGACACTATCGTGATCGCTGATTCTACTGGATTAACAGTTGAGAAAGCATACGTTAGCGCTGTGTCTGTTGCGGGATCAGGAGTAGCTACTTTAACAATTGCAGGATATGCAGGGGCTGTTACAGTTACTGGTACTGGAAATGTAAAAGTATTTGTATATGGAAATGAATATGCGAAAGGAACTTCAAATGCAGGTACTTCTGTTGATGCTGCTTTCGAACAGTTTAACAATAAGCCAATCATTCTACGTAACAAGTACAATGTAAGCGGATCTGACACTGCTCAAATCGGGTGGGTAGAAGTAACTACTGAAGCTGGAACTTCTGGGTACTTATGGTACTTAAAGTCTGAGCACGAATCTCGTATACGTTTCGAAGATCACTTAGAAATGGCTATGATTGAAGCTGAGAAAGCTGCTACTGCTCTTACACCAGCTGCTGGATTAGGAGGAGGAACTGAAATTACTGGTTCTGACGGACTTTTTGCTGCTTTAGAAAACAGAGGTCTTGTTTACACGGACGCTGATTTCGGAACTGGGGGAGACTTAGGGTTAAGCGATTTTGATGCTATCTTAGGAGAGCTTGATAAGCAAGGAGCTATCGAAGAGAACATGTTATTCTTAGATCGTGCAACTTCTTTGGGTATTGACAATATGTTAGCTGCTCAAAATTCTTAT